ATGTAGGCGACGATAACGCTCTGTTTAATACCAAGATGCTGACTGTATCCGTACAAAATGCCCTGAATGTCGCTATGACTGAAGGAGACGTGTCAGAAGCATTTATGGTTAGTCTGGCCAGACAGATTGGTTATGCGAGCGTAAAGGCTTTAAACGAGGGTACATTCCAACAAGAGTTTGGAGACGCGTGGGACAGAGTAACGGGTAAGTTTGCAACCTTAAACGATCAAGGGCTATTGGTAGAAGGAGCCGTAGATGCGCATACTGCCGTTGTAGATGAGATAAACGACATTGCCCAACAGATTAAAGAAGGGTCTGAAGAACTGCTTCGCTTAAAAGGTATACCGCAAAAAATCCTACAAGGTTCTGATGGCCCTATGCGTATGTCTAGGATAGAAAGAACTAGGTTAGAACTCGCACAGGATAATGTACTTATCTACGAAGCGAAGTTTCAGGAATTAGTGACTAACGAGCTTGCCCCTAGATTAGAGGTGTTAAACCCTTTATATGACAGCACTGCTGCGGATTACCAAACAGCCGTAGATAATTACACTGAGACTTATGCTACGTTAGAGGAGTCTACTCAAGAACTTAACGGGGCTTTAGCGCCTGCGTTTGCCGGTATTAATCAAGCCACAGTTGAAAACATAAGCCCTGATTTTGACGCTGAGTTCTACGCCGAGCAGAACGGTATAACTAAAGAAGAGGCGTACGACCACTATTTAACCGAAGGATTGTTTAGCAACCTACCTTCTAACCAGACTACTCTTACGGCACAGAACTCTGCGGCGGTAAATGGCGTAATAAATGCTGCCGCAAAAACAATAGGGTTAGATGCCTCTCAGTTAACTGATGCCCAAAGAAAAACTATAAGCGAAAAACTTACTACTATGGCTGGGTCGGGAAGCATATCAGACATACCCGAACAGAACGCTGTACAAGGCTTACTAAGCTCTATTAACAACCCCGATGGTACGGGCGAAGAGTTCTTTAAAGCTACACAAAATAATGACGGTAGCTGGGACTACGAGTATTCTTCTACTTCTAGTACGTTTGGTAAAGCTGAAGGAGTAACCAACGCAGATATACGCGACGGTAAGGCAGAACTAGTAATAGACCCTGACACAGGACAACGCGTTTGGACGAATGTACCTACGGAATCTCACTGGAATGAACATTTAGGAGACATAGTTCAGACAGACTCAGAGACAGGCGAGCAGTTCTATATGGATGCTGATGGCAACCGTATGAACGTAATGGACGTACCTGATGTAGACATAGATGCAGTAAACGCAGCTAACCCTAACGCGGGGATTGGGTCTGGAAACGACACCCTGCAAGATTTAGCAGAAAACGACCCTCAAGCCTTTACTGACGTAGTAAACGATAACAACCTTTCAAACCCAGACACAGGGGCTACCCCCGCACCTGACTGGTTATTACAGGCACTGGCAGACGGAGCTACCTACCTACAAGGTGATGAAGACACCGCGCCTGCTAGCGAAGCTGTTCAGAATGCGTACGCTAACGGTATACGAGCAACCGCAGGGATAATCGAATCGTTTAATGGCTTTGCTACCGCGTTTGGTTCTGACCCTGCGGGTACCGCAGCGGGTAAGTTTGCTGCTGATATGGCTAAGATTGGAGAAGGCGCTAACACCGCAGGATACAAAGAAGCCGTTGGCGGTATGCGGGAGTTCCAAGCGGGGCTAGAGCGTAAAGACGACCCTAATACTCCTATAGTCTACGACGAAAACGGTGAGTATGTATCTGGAGACGAGAGTAAGAAGAGTCTTTGGGAAGGTGCGCAGGGTATATTTAAAACCGCAGCTAACCACCCCGCAGCATTCTTTGGAGAATACGTATCCGTAGAGTTCATGCAGGAAGCAGCGCCGTTATTAGTGGGCGGTCTAGCTACTCTAGCAGGCCGAGCTACGGCAAAAGTCTTAGGTGCTGGACTTACAAAGGAACTATCGCAAGAAGCCGCACAAGCAATAGGTAGAAAAGCAGGTCTTACCGCTGCCGCAGCCACTGATGTAGCAGAAGCATGGGGAGGCACCGCAGGTGGTGCGTACGAGCAAGGCCACGCTACCTTTATGAAGATGGCGGGTAAAGAAGCAGACATATTAGAATTATCTGGCCCTGCTAGAGATGCTTTCTTAGCTGCGCAAGATATAAAAGCACGGGAGTATGCCCTAAATTTAGCTATTAATTCCGGTAACGTAGCAGGAGTCATGGCTATAGGTTCTCTTGCCGTAGGTGGCATGGCACTTGAGAAGTTGTTTATAAACGGAAAGCCTCCTGTAGAGTTTAAAGGGCTGTACAACGAAATATCAAGGCGGTTGTCAGAAGGCGCTACAATAACTGTTAAAGAAGGCGTAACAGAAGCCTTTGAAGAAGGCGCGGCTACCGGATACACGTCAGGAAGGCTATCGCTAATAGACCCTGATATTGATGTAATGGGGGATGTTGGAGCCGCCGCTGCGTTAGGAGGGATAGTAGGAGGTACTATATCTGGAGGCATATACAGCATAGCGTCTACAGGTGACTTTGTATCCGACCTAGTAATAAGTAATAACCCTGATGCGTTAGAGCTTCTAAACAACTCCGAAAACTACAGCCAAGAAGAATTACAGACCAAGCTAAACAATTTCTTGGGCGACCCACAAGTTGCCACCGATGCAATGAACTTCTTGTACGACGAAGTTTACACAAGCACTGCCGAAGCTGTTGATGCACTAGAATCGCTAGGGCTACCTTACACACCTGAAGACGTTACCAATACCACAGGATCAACCCCCGATGCCGACTTAGATGATGAGTTAGCTTCGTACTGGGCAATGGCCTATGGCAATGATAACGACAGTGACGGGGATGGCATACCTAACAACCAAGACCCTAACCCTAGCAGCCCGTATACCGATGCTGAAACGCCCCCCTCTGCTGACCCTGTTGATCCTCAAATAGAAGCAGATAGATTAGCCGCTGAAGCCGAAGCAGATAGGTTAGCCGCTGAAGCACAAGCAGAAGCAGATAGGTTAGCCGCTTTAGCCGCTGAAGCCGCCACACAAGCAGAAGCAGATAGATTAGCCGCTGAAGCAGCCGCAGCCCAAGCCGAAGCAGATAGGTTAGCCGCCGAAGCTGAAGCCGCAGCTCAAGCCGAAGCAGAAAGACTCGCTAAAATAGAAGCAGATAGATTAGCCGCTGAAGAAGAAGCAGATAGATTGGCCGCTGAAGAAGAAGCAGCTCAAATAGAAGCAGATAGGTTAGCTGCGGAGGAAGAGGCAGGAGGTAGGTGGGTAGACTTGGGGCCATACGGCGGTCGTGTATGGATAAGCAACGATGGCACTATTACTTCCGGGCCTCCTTCTGATGTTGATCCTCAAATAGAAATAGATAGGTTAGCTCAAGAAGAAGCAGATAGGTTAGCTCAAGAAGAAGAAGCAGCCGCAGCGCAAGCCGAAGCAGATAAGTTAGCTCAAGAAGAAGCAGATAGGTTAGCTCAAGAAGAAGCAGATAGATTAGCTGCTGAAGAAGAAGCAGATAGATTGGCCGCTGAAGAAGAAGCCACTAGATTGGCTGCTGAAGAAGCCGATAGATTAGCTGCTGAAGAAGAAGCTGCACGGTTGGCTGAAGAAGCTAGATTAGCCCAAGAAGAAGCAGATAGATTAGCTGAAGAAGCTAGATTAGCGGATATAGCTGATAGAGAAGCCGCGCAAGAAGCCGCTAGATTAGCCGCAGCAGAAGCTGCACGGTTGGCGGAAGAATCTGCTGTAGCTAGAGATGCCATAGCAACGGGTGAAAGAGATGCTATTGCTGGTAGGGTAGGTACCCGTGCAGTAGAAGATGACCCTAATACAGAAGAGGATGAATCTGCTGATGCTACAGGTATATACAAAGAGATAGAAGACCTATTAGCTCAAGGTGATAGCATAGAAGAAGCTATTGCTAAAGTCGCAGGTGATTTGGGTGAAACTGAAGAAGCTATACTAACTGCTTTAGGTACTACAGAAGATAACTTACGTGAAGAGTTTGAAACGGGACTCGCGGATGTAACTACTAAACTGGGCGACATGGAAACCGACATCTTGTATAAGATGAAGGAGTACCAAGACCAGAACTTAACTGCGGATGAAGCCCTTTCTAAAGCAATAGACGATGTATCTACCGATCTAGGTAAGACTAAAGAAGAAATACTCACGGAGTTAGGTGAGACTGAAGAAACCCTGATAACTCGTTTTGACGAGGGTATGGCTGATCTTGGATTAGAAATAGATAATGTCGCTAACTTTGTAGGTAAGCCTGCCGGTGACATTACTGCAACAGATGTAGATTTTTACGCGGATTACCTAGCACAACAAGAAGTACTTAGCGAGGCTGATCGGGCTTCTTTTGTTCCCACTGACCAACAATTGCAGTATGATGTTAACAACGATGGTGTAATTGATGCGGCTGACCAAGCCCTTGTGCAGGGAGCCTTTGGTGGCAATGAAGTAGCATTAGGCGGTAAGTTTGCATCCACTGGTTTGTATGCCTACAACGATGCAATAGCCGCACAGCAAAAGCAAGAAGCTGAACAGCAGTTTAAAGAAGAGCAAGAGTTAGAACAACAACGGCAGTTTGAGGTTCAAACTCAGATTGACCAGAACCAAAGACTCAACAAGTTTGATGACGAAATACGTAGGGTAGCGGAGATGCAAGCCGCGCAGCCTACAGTAGCTACTACTAAGAAGATGGGACTAGCGAAAATCGGCCCGCAGTATGGTTTTGATACTATATTCGCTAACCAACAACAAGAGCAGGCTTATGGCACTCCATTTGGAGGGTACGGCCCTAGTTCTAGTCCTCTTGGGCAAAGTCCATTTGGAGTTAGAAAAGCGTCAGGTGGTATAATCAAAGACAGTACAGATAGACTATTAAAGATAATTGGAGAAGACTAATGGGCTGGTATTCAGATACAGTAAACTTTCTTACGGCTGACGGCGGTACGGCAGAAGGGTTTTTTAATAGCGATTTCGTTAGTGGGGCTTTACAAGGTGCCGCAACTAGTGGACTTAACCAATTCTTCCAACCAGACATCCCAAAAGTAGGTTATCAGGGCAAGATTCCTGAACTACAAGCTGTGCGCGAACGAGTACCTATGCAGCAACCTACCGAAGGACAGCCTGCCCGCAGGCCGGGAAGCCAAGGCCGTAGATACTTCTCAGACAATCAGTTTGCTCAACGCCCTGACACGCCAACTCCTACGGTAGAGGAAGCACGGGCAGCGGCCCAAACGCAGGCACGGGAGTTAGGACAGGCCCAGAATCCTCAAGCCCCTCAAGGTCTAGCTATGGGTGGTATTGCCTCTGCACATAACGGTTACTACCTAGGTGGTAAGACTGATGGCATGGCTGACGATGTGCCAGCAAGCATTGATGGTAAGCAAGAAGCCCGTCTTAGTGACGGCGAGTTCGTTATTCCTGCTGACGTAGTAAGTCACCTAGGCAACGGTAACTCTGATGCGGGTGCAGACCAGTTGCACGGTATGATGAACAATGTACGTATGGAACGTACGGGTAATCCAGAACAAGGTAAACAAATAGACCCTAACAAGTTTATGCCTACTATGGCTCAAGGTGGTGGAATAGCCGCGTATAACTACGGTGGTTCTGTCTACCAACGCCAACCTAAAGCTACTAACTTCCAAGCTACAGGTGCTGTATCAGCCGTCCCGACCACCCCTGCCACGACCACCCCTGCCACGACCACCCCTGCCACGACCACCACTGCCACGAATACAGCAGCGGGAGTTGGAGGAGACACTACAACGGGTGTTGATCCTAGTGTAGGAGAATATGCAGGTAAAGAAAGTTCTTTATCTAGCTGGGCTGGCGACTATGTAACTGACATGCTCGGACAAGGTAAAGCACTGGGTAATCAGGCGTATCAAGCCTACCAAGGCCCGCTTAGTGCCGGAGAGTCAGGGCTACAGCAGCAGGCGTTTGCAGGTATTGGTAGTCTACAAGCTCCTACTAATATGGGAGTTAACGCTTTTACCGCAGCAGACGCTCAAGCAGGTATGAACCCATACTTAATGTCTTCGCTTAACCCGCAACTAGAGGAAGCGCGACGTCAGTCAGAGATAGATCGTATTGCTAATGCAGGACGCATGACGCAGGCAGGGGCGTTCGGTGGTTCACGTCAGGCTCTTATGGATATGGAAAATCAACGCAACCTACAGACTAACCTAGCAGATATAACAGGTAAGGGCTACGCCTCTGCATATGACAGGGCGAGAGAGCAGTTTAACTTAGATCGAGACAAGAGTAATCAGTACGGGTTTGACGTACTCGCTAGGCAAGAAGGTGCAGGCGCTACTCAGCGAGGCATCGAAAGCGAAGGTATGGCCGCAGATTACGCACAGTTTAAAGAAGAACGTGACTTCCCTTACAAGCAAGTACAGTATATGCAGTCACTACTGCAAGGGTTGCCACTAGAAGCACAATCAGTTTCTTACAACGCCCCTAGTACCGCAGCACAGTACGCAGGTACAGCAGAGACCATAGAAGATATATACAACAAGTATTTAGGCGGAGGTTCTCAGGGTACTGGTGAATGGCAGTTTGGAGGCGCGACCGCAGCGGAAGTAGAGGCTGAATATGCGGCTGACCCTAGTATTACTCCGGCGGCAATAGCGGCAAAATACTCGCAATAGAATTTAAAGTTTTAGGAGATACCCATGTTACAAGCAGGCGGCATAGATAAGTTAGTAGAGCAAAAAGCAGATGCGTATAGAGGTAACCCTCAAGCATTACAAAAAAGATACTCTCAGAATCAAGAGTTGATGGATTTGCTCGCCATGCAGAAGCTGAAAACTGAAAAAGAAGCCGCTTCTAGGGAAATGGCGCTAAAAGCTGAACAGACTCCAAGCACTATAGCAGAGCAATACGAGCAGCAGTTAGTGGGTATGAACAAGGACGAAATGGCTGGGCAAGTAGCTGGTGTTCTTGGGCAGAAGCAAAAGCAAGCTCAACAGAAGCAACAAGCTATGGGTATGCCTCCTCAGAAACCCCAAGGCCAACGGCCTCCTATGCCTCAAGGCGCTCCTCAAGGTATCGCTAGTCAGCCTCGTCCTAACATGCAAAAAATGGCTCAAGGCGGAATTATTGGGTATGACGCTGGCGGCGGAGTAGAAGCTAAAGGTAGTAGGCTAGAGCAAGCATTAAAAGCGATAGGTATATCCTATAAAGACTACAGGGCTATGCGTCCAGAGCAAAGAAAAGAACTTGACGCTAAGATACAACAAGAATACGTAAAGCAACGTGAAGAGTTTACTGCCGCAGGCGTACCCGAGATGCCTATTGTTAAGACTGTACGAGAGGCGCAAGACCCCAAAATACGAGCTGAAAAGAGTGAAGCTATCCGTAAGCGTTTGAATCCTACGGAAGAAGATAAAGCCCAAAAAGTCCAAGATGCAGAAAGTGCTAAAAGTTCTGCCGCTGCTGCGGCTCAAAAAATAAAAGGTATAGCGGGGATTAAGCCTTCCGCAGTAGAGCAGATAGCTAAGACTAATGCTCCTGACCCCTCCACTACGGGTATTGGTGCTCCCCTTGTTGGGGCTGGCACTGTGCTCGCCGCACCTGCGGGACAACCACCTGCGGGACAACCACCTGCGGGTTTCGGTGCTTCTTCTGATATGAGTATAGACCAACAACTACAGTCCGTGCTTAACACTCCTGCACCTGACACTAGCGCCATAAGCAAAAAACAACTCAGTACAGCACTGGGTGATAGCTTTATGGGTAAGGTAGAAGACCGTATAGACGTAAACCCTGAAGTTAAAAGTGAGGCTACACTAGCTAGGCTGGCCTCTGATGACGTAGAAAAAGGCGGTTACGGCGTCAAGAAATACGAAGAAGGTTTGGGTGAGTACTTGACGCGAAAAAAAGAATTGGACAAGGCACAGTTAGACCCTGAAGCAGTGGCTAGGGAACGCACTAATGCGGGCATAAGAGGGCTTATTTCAGGTGGTACTGGCCGTGGGGCTAGCATCGCTAGAGGTAAGTTTGATGATAATGTATCAAAAAGACAACGCGCCGTTATTACCGAGCAGAGAGATATGTTCGTTAAGAACAAAGAAGCTACGTCCGCCGTACTAGACACAATAAACAAGGGAGCAGCGGATACCTTGAAGTTGTACACAGAGGATGTCGCTGCTGGTATGGACTTGATGGCGAATGTTACTAAAGGCGATTTGGAGATGTATCAAAAAGAAGCCGATAGAATGTATAACCAAAATCAGAACGGTATTAAGAATAAAATTGACGCTCTGAAAGTAAGTTCGCAGGCTAACCTACAAAAACTGATACAAGAACAAGCTAGTATAGAGCAAGTTTCCAGTTCTTTAACGAAGCTAATACAGCAGAATACCACCCTAAGAGAAGAACATTTTAAAGCTCTTCAGCCTGATATGATGCGGTTAAATAAGATAGTATACGACAAAGACTCCACCCCTGAACAAGTCAAACTAGCGAAAGCGCAGCAAAAGGATATGGAAGGTGTTTTCCAAGTGATAGAGGATAAAACTAAAGTCGATGATATTATTACTATACACGAAGAAATTATAAAGATGCTTAGAGATCAAGGTAGCTACTCTAATACTAAGATTACGCAACTACAAACTATGGTGCAACAAAAACTAGGAACTTCTCAAGGGACTTCTCAAGGGACTTCTCAAGTGGCTTCTCAAAGTGCTTCTCAAAGCGGCACCGCGCTACAAAGAGCAAATGCACTAGCGCCTCCTCCTAAACCATAAGGATTTAGTTGTATGTCTTATATAGATGACCTGTCAAAAGGTATTGATAAAGCGTATGCGGAAAGAGACTACGAAGTTGTAGAGATTCTTACCGAGAGACTACGGCAAGAAGTAGGAAAAGGAGGAGGTGGCGCAGGGTTCTTTGAGAACGTAGGTAAAGGTCTAGCCTCCGGTGCTATTGGCATGTACGAGTCCGCTGCTTTAGGTGGCGCTGCCCTACTCGAAGAGGAAGAAGAACTTAAAGCCCGCGACAAAATTCAATCTGTAGCCTCATCCTTCCGTCCCGAAGGTGGAGACAAAGAATCACTAACCTATAAGCTAGCCTCTGGCATTGGTTCTATTGGTGCCTTACTGCCTACCGCATTACTTGGCCCTGCCGCCTTACCCGCTGCCGCTGCTATTGCCGGTGGTGCTGGTGCTGGTGAAGCAAGCGAACGCGCACGCGATTTTGGTGCTACCGAAGAAGAAAGAAGTTCTGTTACGTTCCGTGGTACAGCTATTGGTCTGCTAGAACTATCTCCCCTAGGTAGAATCGCCAAAGGACTTCAAATTCCCGGCGTAGCTAAAGTACTAGAAAAAGTTGACGCTAATGACTTAAAGGGTATTAAAAACCGCATTCGTAGTGTAGCAACTACGGGCGTAGCTGAAGGCGCACAGGAAGCCGCTGCCGCAATATTACAGAATCTTAACGCCCGTGGGTATGACGCTGAAGCAGAATTAATCGACGCAGGTGTACTTGACGAAGCTACCATAGGCGGCGGTGCAGGTGCCATTATACAAGCCCTTGCAGACGTTATTGCGGGGCGTAGAGGCGGTAAGTCTGTAGGTACCGACGGCGCAATAGAGGGAGATGACAAGTCTGATGAACAAGCTGTAGAAGAAGTATTTGGCCTACCTGCTTTACCTGAAACCGTTAACATACCCATGCCTGATGGCTCCCTACGTGAAAACGTGCCAATAGATGACCCTGAAGCGCGGGTATACTTACGCGCACAAGAGTTGCAAGGCGACGCCGAATCACGCAGGACTACAGAACGTGATGCTATCCTTGAAGCGCAGGACAGAGAACAAGGGCTTGCCTCGCTAGTTAAAGATGATGCGGCGGAACAAGCACGTAGACAAACTGGTGACTTATTCCCACTAGAAAAAGCAACGGCAGAAAAAGAAGCTGCGAGAGTAGCCGCACGCGCACCCGAGGGTATGAGTGACGCTGAAATGGCTGATGCTATGGCCGAACAAGACGCTGAGACCGAGAGAGCAAGGCGTCTGGAAGATGATGACCAGATAAAAGAACAACCCGACATGATAGACCGTGCGGAAGACGAGCAGATACGAGACATAGAAGAGACGGCTGATATTGAAGCCTTGCTCGCAGAAGACGAAGCTCAAGCGGCTAGAGACGCAGAAGAAAAACGCGCTATAGAGCAGGAATACGCTGTTCTGTTTGAAGGCACCCTAGATGTTGCCGAGGCAGAGGCTAGAGATGCCGCTATTGCAACCGAAAACAGAACAGCACTGGCACAGTTAGAAGCACAAGTTAAGGAGCGTGGGCCTAAAGAAACTCAACAGCAGCAGCCCCTAGGCGGTATGCAAACGAAGTCTTCCGCTAAGAAACAAGGCGTGAGGCGCAATGCTACCGAAACTGCGGAGGCGTACGCAGCAGAAAAGAACATCCCTTTAGACACGATAACTCCCGCTGAGGGTAAACAAATTACTCTGACTGACGTTAGGATAGCAGAACGCCAGAAAGTTGCGGGTATGCCTACTAAGAAGACCGCCGACTTGGAGTCGCAGGCCGGTGCCGTACAGCCGTTGCCGAAAGAAGTTACCCAGCAGCTAAAAGGATTAGGTATTACAATACCTACTATAACGCCTAAAGCTGCACCAAAAACACCCCCCGCGAAAACTGCCCCGAAAGCAGAAGCAAAAACAGAAGCGCCTGCTGATACCAGTACACAAGAAGCCCCTACCGACATAGGGGGTGATATTGAGTTCCCTACTGCCGTACCTCGTGGCACAGAGTTTACTAATCCTGATGATGTAACAGCGTTAACCGACCTAGTTACTAAGCCTATACCCCGAGATCAGAAGGGTATGGAGCAAACCGCTCAGACTTACATTAAGAGGTTTAAGCGCCCTGCCGATGCGTTTGAGGCTATAGCTTTTGAAATCGCAGAGAACACGCCTAAGTTCCGTGAACAGAAAGGTACTCCTACATCCGAGAAAGCTAAGTTTGCAGGTACTGGTGGAGCTAACACTAAAACTACATTGCAGTGGATAGAGAAGAATCTAAGCTCCGATGCTAAGGCAGAGATAGATCGCCGCATAGTCGAGCAACAGAAGAAGTCAACCGATGTAGAAAAAGATACGAAAGCTAGGGCTACTCAAGAACGAGACGACACTAAGGTAAAGCAACGCGAAACTAAGATAGCACAGGATGTAGACACCGCTACTGGTGGTCAGGCTACGGTAGTTGGTACATCTACCCCTTCCAAGGCTACTCCAAAAGTCGAGCCTAGCCCTACTGCCCGTGCAGACAGAGCTACCAAGAAAAAAGCATCAGGAGCGACTAAGAAAGAAGATGTAGTTAGCCAAGCAATAGAGAACATACAAGGCAGTAGGGGTAAGAATGCAACCGCACCTCTTACTGAAGATATGTCTCCTGATCAATTACGTGCAAGGATAGCGGTTGATACTGCTAAGTTCGTTGCCGGTGGTGGTAAGATCGACGTGCTTAACTTGGAGCTAGACCCCAAGGTTGCGCTGGAACTGAGTGAGGCTCTACCTAAAGACGTTAAGGCGCTACTGAAGAAAGGGGACTTAAAAGCCGCATTACAGTCCCTTGCAAAAAGCACTAAGAGTAAGCGCGTCAAGCAGATAGCTAGAGCGTTGTCTGAGAACACTGGCACCACCAAAATAGAATTGGCTAATGAAGCTAGTCTAAAAGACAAAGGGTACGAAATCGGAGATGAGGGTAACGTAGCAGGTTTGTTCGATCCTAGGATCAACACTGTAATACTTAACTCTAACATGCCTCTGACCATACATGCGCTACTGCATGAGACTACGCACGCTACTACGCTTAATCAATTAAAGAACAAATCTCACCCAGCAACTAAGCAGTTGGAGAAGTTGTATAAAGACGTTAAGCCGTATTTAGATACAGCGTACGGTGCAGAGAACCTTAACGAGTTCATAGCTGAAGCGTTTAGTAACCCTGTGTTCCAGCGTAAGCTAGCCTCTATCAACCCTAAAGGCGAGGATATAAGTGCCTTGGAGCGGTTCTATCGTGCAGTCACTAACTATGTACGAAGACTTATCGGCATGGACACTAAGCCTGTAGGCTCTGCGCTAGACGAAGCTGATGCGGCTATTATAGCGATGCTGTCTCCCAACATGGCTACAAGCAATGATCCTGTTATGAACATGGTGTCTACTCAAGACGGAGTAAGAAAAGTACTTAACGACATGACAGACATACAGAAGCGTTTGTCCGAAGGCCCAAAGAAATCTTTCCTTGAAGGTGCTACAGACTTTTTAAACGGCACTGCGGATAGGACAGCTAAAGACTTCTTACTGAGACTAACTGGTTCGCAAGCATTAGGCGACGTAGCAAGAAACAATGGTTTCGGGCAGTTAGGGTTAAACCTAGACAAGCTATTTGGAGATCAACGAGGCAACATACAAAAATCTGACGAGAAGATAAATAAAGTATTAGAGGCTTATGATGCGTGGGCTAAGAAGAACTTAGAACAGAAGCAGTTGCTAGATAACATTATATATAGCCAAGAGCATGGCGCTACTATTTATCAGGTAGACCCTACTCTTACCCGCGCAGAAGCTAAAAAGAGATACGGTAACCAGACTGCTCAAGACGACAGGAACCTATTTGAAGTATGGGAAGCTAATCAAGATCAATGGAAGAAATTAAATGATGGCGGTAGAAAGCAGTTTACCGAGTTACGTAATACCTATAAACGTATGCACGAAGACCTCGTGGCTGTTATCAATCGTGAGATTGACGAGATAGGTGACGGCAAAGACAACGCTTCTAAAATAAAACTAAAGAAGCAGATGAACGAGCGTCTGATCTCATCTAACACTATGGAAGTATATTTTCCGTTGGTTCGTCAGGGTAACTACAAGTTGTCGTATGCAACTAAGATTAAAAACGACGATGGTACTTTTAGAGAAGAATCAGTATTCCTTATGTTTGAGACTGAGGGAGCACGGGACAGTGCGGCTAAGGAAGTAAAGAACGATGCCCTTACCGTTGCTGACACAGTAGAATCTTACGAGGGTGATACCAAAGCATCTAGCTACAGAAGTCCTCCCGCCGGTTCTTTCGTTGCTGACGTGTTAGATGTTATCGCTGCTAGCGTACCCAAAGATAAGCGAGGGGAAGTACAGGAGCAAGTAATGCGACTGTTTATTGAGACACTACCCGAAACTTCTTTTGCTAAGTCTCTACAACGACGTAAGAACACGTTAGGTTACATACAAGACGCTCGCTTAGGTATGCAGACTAAAGGCTTTGATCTAGGTGCCCAGATAGAGAAGATGCGTTATGGCGGTGAGATACGTGCAGTTGAGAAGGCTATAGACCTGAAGCATGGAGAAGGCGCTCCCGAGGGTGTTAACAAAAATACGTTTAATCTGGTTAAAAGAGAGCTAGACAGGCGTGCTAAGTTTGCCCGTGAAGGAGCCACTAACAAAGGCCCAGAGCAGTACTACCAACGTGCTAACCAGACAGCCTTTATATACACCATTGGTTTTAACGCCTCGTCCGCACTTGTTAACTTGTCTCAAATACCCCTAGTGGTGCTGCCGTACCTTACAAGTAAATTTAATGCTAAAGATGCTTCTGTAGCCTTGGGTAGAGCAGGTAAGTTTGTAACTTCCTCTAAAATATCTATCGACGAATACTACGACATCAAAGAAGTTAGCACGACAGATGCGGATGGCGTGGTAAGTCGAAAGGACGTATACACTCTTAAAGCAGGCCAAGAAAAGAAAATACGGGATACCTCTGCTACTAAAGCGGAAGCTGACGCGAAGATAAAATACTTCAACCGCATGATACCTTTGGTACAAAGGGCTAAGAACGGGGGTCAGATACATCACTCTACAATAGCTGATCAGTTAGGCGTAAACGATGCGGGACGACAAAAGAATAAGAACCCTGCGCTTAGATTCCTAGATGGTACGTCTGCTTTGTCCGCTGTAATGTTCAACGCAGCAGAAAGATTTAACCGTCAAGTTACCCTAACGATGTCTTACGACCTTACTCTAAACAAGCTAGATGCTATGCACGAAGCTAAGGGTGATAAGAGGTTCTACAGTGCAGTGCAGGCCAAGTTCATAGACGTACCTAGTAGTTCTGAAGCGCGTATGGAATTAGCAGTAGCTGAAGCCGTGTACTTTGCACAGGAAACAAACGGTGGTTCTGTACTAGAAACTGCGGCAGGTTACTCACAGCAGGGTATCGGTCGTGTGGCGCTGATGTATAAGAGTTATGGCCTACAGATGTACTACACCATGATTAAGTCTGCCATACTAGCGGGAGACAATATGTTCGCTAAAGATGCTGAAGGAAAGGAACTACGTAACATGGCGCTTAAACAGGCTATGGGGGTTCACTTATCCGCGTTGTTCTTTGCTGGGGTGCAGGGGCTTCCGCTATACGGTATGGTCAGCATGATATGGAACATGTTCTTAGATAACGAGGAGGACGATGCTCGCACCATAACACGTAAGTACCTAGGTGAAGGTTGGTACAAAGGGGGGTTAACTGCACTCACGGGTACAGATGTAGCCTCGCGTGTTAGCCTAAGTAACTTGTTGTTGCAGGAAAACAGGTTTAACAAAGACCCCTCTCTTGAAGAAAGCCTAGGATTCTACTTGGGTGGCCCCGCATTGAGTACAGGCACTAGACTCAAACGTGCCTATGATGACTTCAACTCAAGCGAGTACGGTAGCTTTGAGCGTGGTATGGAAAGCCTTATGCCCGCCGGTATTACTAATGCTTACCGTAGCACAGTTGGACGTTACGCAAGAGAAGGTGGTATACGGTCTAGGAGAAAAGACCCTATATATGATGACATGACTGTCGGTGATTTCGCGGCTCAGGCTCTAGGATTCCCCCCTGCGGAATACACCTACCGCCAAGAAGTATCTGGTAGGAACAAAGGCGTAGAGAAAGCAGTTACAGAGAAGCGTTCCATGCTAACCAAGAAGTTCTATGTAGCACAGCGCATGGGTGACCATGAGGTTATGGCAGAGGTACTACAAGATATTATTGACCATAACAAGCGTCACCCTACTGCGGCACTTACGGGGGAGCAAATATCTAAGTCGGTCAAATCGCACATGAAGACTTCCGCTGGTATGCACAATGGGGTTACGGTAAATCCTATAATGAAGTACGCGATTATGAGCAGTAATATGGACTACAACAAGGGCTACTAATAAAAACCCCCCTGTCGCCTCGGAAACGAGCAGGGGGGTAGAGAGGTAAAACCATAGTGAGTAAGGGGAGTGGCCCACTACGTCCAATATAGTATCATATAGTCCGCCAGATACGAATACCTAATTTACCATTTTCTATGGCTATCTTTGTCTTTACTTGCCATTTCTTACGTTTAAACAGTGTTACGACCTGATCCTTAGCTTTCTGCGTGTTTAAACACGGTACGAAGAGGGACGCTCCAACGTGCATACCCTCCCAGTTAACTATAATACGTATCCCGTCGGGATGTAGGTCATCAACCATTAACATGTTACACCTTCACATCTGCCGCAGAACAGTCTATGGATATAACGTGAGTTAGTGGTAGGTAAGTAGTAGTACCTTTAGTCAACCGCACCTTAGTAGTTTTAGCTCCAGACTTATCTTTCAGTTCTTGAATAAACGCTGAATAATTTATCTGTTGCCTACCGCACCACGTTTTAAGGGGTTTAGGTATTAAGTAAGCTATCTTCGTATCAGTCTCGTAACGCCCTACTAACCTAATTCTAGGGTCTAATTCTGGTATGACTAACGCATCTAGCCCGTTGTTCTGTGCCTTACGTAAGTCGTCGGTGCTTTTGATTTTAAGTATGCTACCCCAGTTCTCATGGAAGTAGTCGTTTAAAGTATCTAGTGCAGAACAGTTCATACCGGCCACATTGTCCTTATTCTCTCTCAATAGTTTAATTATGTACTTAAACAACTTATTTGTATCGTAGTCTACTAGCCCTAGCTTCTTAGCTATGAGTACACCCGTAAGGGTAGAAGCCCCACCCGCTGACCAGAATCGGTTCTCTGCGGTAAGCTGTGCCGCCTTATCTATCTTGGCCCGTACCTTCTCCAGTAAATCCTTAACACTGTCTATGTTAGCTATAACGTACTGCATGTACACTTTACCTGCGTGCCCGTATATAGTTTCTGCATTGATTGCGTGTATGTCTGTTAAGTACTTAGTTTTACTTTGGTCGAACAACCTAACTGCTTTAGTCTCCATCATCCGTTGGGCTTCCGCTTTCGGCATAGCCTTGTACAGACTGACTTTCTCGATAGCACTACAGTTGCCTGTGGTAACGGACAGTAGCTTCCAAGGTTTACCTCTAGCGCGTTCGGTATTATTACCCCCACTAGTCATACGGTTCCTCTGTTTACCACTGGATATTTGGTATATAAGCGACGATAAATCCTCACCTTTAAGTTCAGTAAGTTCGTCAATGTACAGGGGTAGGTTTTGGTATACCTCACTGCGGTTCATCCTAGAGTGTTGAGTATCATCTTCTCCCAGTACTAGGGCTTTAGGGCTACCCCATATAGACGCGCCTACGTTCATGGCGGTGGTCTTACCTACGCCGCTCTCCTTACTATGTACGTGAAACCCTGCACAAGAAACGGGGGACAGGGCCATAAGGGGGGAACCAAACCCTGTGCCTACTATGTATTGATGCAGTTCAAACCCATCACGGTTGTAAAAGTTGGCCGTATCTATCCAACCCTGCAAAGTGCCTTTAGGTTCAAATGCGTGAAACAACCCTACTGTCGGGGTAGAGGGAGGATTGTCGCCAATACGATCAGCGAATACTTCTTCATTGCCTAACACAAAGGACTTAAAGTCATCCCCAGTCCACCCAAACTGCCTACGTGCTTCTGTTGCTACTCCCGTAGCCTGTAACTCGTTTACCCAAGTTGTCATGTAAGTCATAAGTTCATCCATTCGTGAGACGGCCACACCATGCATGGACATCTGTTTCCGTAATTCTTCTTTTGAAGTAACCGCTGTAAGGGGAATAGTAAACTCTCTAACCCCGTCTTTGGGCAAGTGCAATCTAACGACCACTGCTTCGCCCATCTCTACATCTGATATGCGTTTAACTATGTACAGGTCATTGTGGTACACCACCTTCTCATCTGTATCGCCTTCGGCATTGGTAGTACGCATATACACCCCACCATTGGTACCCCTAAAGAATGGCCTAGGGTACGGCGGAATCACATAGGTAGTAGTAATAGGTGAGTCAGGTAAGTCCATCTCAGGTACTTCTACTATGTTATCTTCTGCGGTAGCTTCTATCACGCTACTACCTAGCACTATAGGAGACTTTACCTTGCCCCAGTTCGGGCAGTCAGAACATACATCGGGGTTAAACTCGTCGAAAGACGTACACTTGTATGGGCCTTTGATTAGCTCCATCTTCTCTACGGTAGCCTGCTCAGAGTAACCCTCGTGGTTCTTAGATATGTTGCGTGCCGCTGACTCAGAGTCAACACAGAACTTAGCTATAGATAGCCCCGCTCTCCACATAGGTTCACTGCAATTCTCTTGGTCTTGCCATATGGTGCGTAGTTGCTCACAGCCAGTACCGTTCATAGTCTTAGCTATGATGTCTTTAAATTTGTTTTGCCTGTTACCGATCAGTGCGTTCATCACAGCATTGCTACCGGCAGGAGCCATTATCTTAGGAACTGGTATCAGTCCGCCTCCCAACAAGGTCGAGAACTTATCAAAGTCTACGTTGTCAGGGTAATCATCTGCTAAGAACTCAACAGCAGATGGGGGGTCAGTCTTATAGTTATGCGTGGTTGGTACTCGCAGTACCCTAGCGGCATCGGCAGTGACAGAGGGGTCAGCCAGTAGCCCGTGTTCAGCACATAACTTCTTTAGACGTTCTGCTACAGGTAGCCAGTCGTTCAACTCTATCGACTCCGAAAGGAACCAATACGCGTGTATGCCACGTCCAGAGTTAACTAGCTTGGGCTTCGGTAGTGATAATGTCTTACAGAACCCTTGTAGTGCCACAAGAGCTGTATCTTGATCTGGATAGTCTTTGGTAGCCCCACAATCTAAATCGAGAAAGAAAGACTTCAGATGATGCACGTTAGCTACTTTACGTGAGTTCGGTTCTTTGAACGTGCCTAGAGCGAAGTATGCGTCATACCCCTTGTTATCTAGGTCGCGTGCGGCATCGGCCATATCCCCCACGGAGGTGTAAAACTTCTGTATCCTCCGATCATCTTTTGTACGAAAAGAGAACAAGCAGTAATGCCCGTCTTCCCCCAATACCCTCCTTAAAAAATCTTCTGTTTTCATAAATAGTACCTAATTCCGAGAGGTACCATAGCAGGGGCGCTTACACGCCCTTTTCGGTAGTCATCCTAGCTATGGGTGTAGTTGTTACAGTGGGAGACTATTAGTCGTCCCAGTCGGCTACTATATCAGCCAGTGCATCGTCAGATGCTTTCGGTGCAGGAGCTTTCTTCTTAACTACTTTCTTTGGCTCCTCGACTTGCGCGGGTTCATCATCCCCAAACAGGTCGTCTGTTACTGCTTCCGTAGGGGCGGCAGGTGCGGCAGGTGCTACTACTTCAAAAGGATTCTCTTCTGCGGAGAACTGAAACCCACCTTCTACTGCGCCAAACGGGGATGCGGCTTCCATAGGTACGTACTTGATAACCTGTACGGCACGTAGTCTAAGGGATACACCCGCTTCACGCATGTAGTAGGGAGTAAAGGTTACTGCTACGTTAACAGTACTACCCGTGGTAAGCATGAAGTCGTCTGGTAGTTTAACGCCTTTACTATCGTACTGTACAGGCTTAAACGTAGCGTCTTTACCGTACGCCCCTTTCAAAGATGCCTTGTACGTATAAGTACCATCTTCTTCTTTCTTGAAAGGCATGTCAAACTTGTCAGGCCATCCCTTCTCTTTCTTGGCTTCGTATGCGGTAACCATTGATACAAAGAGAGCCTTAGCTTGGTCTTTAGTCATACGGAAACGAGTCTCGTACTTAGCACCTTCGTCAAACGCGTCACACGGAACCGTGCGGTTTTCTGCATTGTCGAACTTGTAAGTCTTATTGATACGAGGCCATAGGGCTTCTACGTCATTGATAAGGTATTGATTATTTGTAGCCATGTTATAAATCCTAATTAATTAGTTTGCATTTAACTCGAAACCTTCCACCACACTAAACGGAGACACAGGTTCACTTGTTGTGGGGATAGACATAGTGATAGCCCGAATAGTATCTTCGTGGTCAATCATGGCCGAAACCCTTGTAAGCGTGTCTTCATCTAAGCGGTCTACCGGCTTAAAGCAAAGTTTTGGTACCGCGCTATCCTCATCAAAGTAAATCTTGGTGATGATAGTAACTACAGGAGTATCATGTTTAGCGAGTAACCGAGCATAGTGTTGCATACCCTTATCACCACTATTAGTACTGCCGAATATAGACGTGGCAGGTATCTGTAACTGATACACTTCTTCAGGTTTATCCTGAAATACAACTGCTAGTCGTTGTGAGAACCGACAAGCCCTACCCCCATAAGAACCTGAACCTCTTATATTTTGAGGACAATCCATACAACGCGCAGACTGCCGTTGCTCTTGGGGTACTTCTCTAGCTGGTAACTGCGTGTCAGGTGACCAACACGTAGGTACCGCAACCCTATTGGGGTCATACGCATCGCCATAGTAAGCGCGAGATACTGGGGCGGCATTAACTATCACCACATCCATATAACCTAAATCCCTAGTAACTTCCTCACCGTCAGCTATAACGTGAAACTTACCACCACGTATACTGATTCGGCGTAGTCCGTTGCTACTCATCAGGCGTCATCATCCAAATCTAACTCTAGCTGTTCGTGCATAGAGATTTCAGTTAGATAGTCTTCTTCGGGTGTATGCGCACTGTTCAAAAGTGCCGCTTCAACTTCAGGTAACTTGAAACGATAGGTTGGCCCCACTTTAATATATGTATCGGTGGGAATCTTGTTATTACGTAACCATGCACGGACGGTAGATATAGATACCGAGAAGTGCTTCGCTACATTTTCAATAGGTACAAATGCTACTGACATTACTTCCTCCTTACTGAGACTACATACTCTGAGTCTACGTTAAGCCCTTTAGGTACGAGGGCGGGGTTTTCTTCTAGGAACTGCTTCATGTTCGTTTGGTTGAGTCGCTTATCAAGTAACTCAGGTGCCCCATGCTCTAATATAAACTCGTGCATGTTGCTCCAATCGCTAGTCCAATACCTAGTCTTAGCAGATCGGTAAAACAATCCTGCTGAAGTCTTCACACTATCGACGCCCTGATCTTTACAGTATCCAAGTAAGGCTTTCTTAACCTTGTCTAACTGTTCAGACAGCTTGCCGTCTTCTTCTTTAAATTCCGCAGAAAGTTCCGAACGCTTATCTTTTATCTTTAGATAAACCTTAGTCAACTGTTCAGCGGTAGTATTACTTTCACTCATTACACGCTCCTTTACTAACGGGACGTTCACTTTATTAGCTTATCGTTAGCTAGTCAAGTATTTCTTTGTAAAGATCAATCATCTTTGTGTGAATGTCTATTCTGTTATCTAGCAGTGCGTAAACACGTTTCTCTGCGTGCGACCCCTGTAGCTGCACGACGGTACATTTGTGATCTTGTCCTGATCTGTGTACACGAGCGTTTGCTTGAGCGTATGTCTCCAACGAACTTGTCGGTGCCCACCACACTACTGTGTTAGCCGCAGTCAATGTAACTCCGTGCGCGGCTGACTGTGGTTGTATAACTAACACGCGAGGGTTATCGGCTTCTTGGAACCGTTTAAATATCTCCGTACGTTTACCTGCACTCACATCCCCACGGATAACTTCTGTCGATATATTATCTTCTCGTAGATTGGCGGTAAGCATGTCTATAGTGTGCTTGAATGGTACAAACACTAATACTTTCTTACTCGACTCGTCTATTACTTCACGTAGTACCTTGTAGCGTGGGGATATATCGAACTCTACTGCGTCCCCCTTGTCGGTATACACTGCACCTGCGGATATTTGCAGTAGCTTGTTCATACCGACCGCCGCGTTAACTGCTGTGACTTGTTCTCCTGCCGCCTCCATAACCATCTTGTTCTTCAGTTCTTTGTAGTACTTCAACTGCTGTCGGGTAAGCGGTACTTCTCTTTTGGTGTACACCATAGGTGGTAGGTCAAGGCACTCGTCTTTGGTAAACCGTATAGCCGGTTGCAGTATCCTATGCACGGTTGTCGTGGCATCTTCTTTCGGCACCCACTTAAAGTTTGTAACCTTTCTCATCACTTGGTCGCGGAACGAACCAAAGAATCTAGGCACGCCCTTGGGATTAACGAGTTTAGCTATGCCATACGCATCGGTAGGACTTTGCGCGGCGGGAGTACCTGTCATCATCCATAGCCATGTGCTTGGCCCGATTAACTTATTTAAGGTCTTCCATCGCTTTGTCTGAGGGTTCTTGTAGTGAGTAGCTTCATCCACAATGATAAGGTCAAACCCTCCGTTGGCTACTGCGTCCGCTACAATCTCTACCCCGTCATAATTTATTATCACGTACTCAGCATCGCCTTCTATTATCTTTGCGCGTTTAGCCTTAGCTCCATATGCCACGTCTACTTTACGGTGCATGGCAAAACTAAACAGGTCATTGCGCCATGCGGAATCCATGATAGATAGAGGGCATATAACTAACACTCGACGTATTACCCCCTGCTTCATAAGGTAGTCAGACGCCCATATAGCACTGGCTGTCTTGCCTGTACCCTGCTCGTTGAAACAAAAGCTCTTACGGTTTAACGTGAAAAAACTAGCAGTGGTCTTCTGATGATCGAACGGTGTGTACTTACCCGTCCATTCATACTTAGATTCTATTGGGGAGGGCGCGTTGATATTCATGTTACGCAACACCTGCGTTTCTTCTAACCCCCAGTTAACAAGTACTTGGTTGTTTGGTAGTTCCCTACTCTTTGGTATTACCGATGTAACCTTTGCGGGGTTACGTAGCGTAAGTAATAACGCCTTATTATCTACTATCTTCATTTATCGCTCCGATACGAAATAGCATGAAGTGGGTGTCCACGTCACGCGAAAAAATTTAGTAGCCCTGCTTCGTCCACGGATAGGGCTAAGTCCGCATTATGATTCTCATTAGGACTACTCGATTTTATGCCGCATATCTATTGGGGAGCAATAGCGCCGTAAGGAACGGCACGACATCATTTAAAGACGCATCAAGCACGCGTCAACCCATACCAATAGGGAGTTCTTTACTTAGGCTTTCTACTGCCTTTCTTTTTGTAGTTCCGACTACGATTAGTAGAGCTATCCTCTACTGTAACACCGTCTTTGTTGCTTCCGCCATTGACCAAGGCTTTCTTATGACTAACGTCTTTACCTTCACGCTTGTCAGCCTTACCGTTACCATTGGCATCTGCGCCTTCTCTATCCATCTTACGTCTGGCGCGTTGCCGCTCCATTCTACGTTCAAACGTGTCACTGCCTACGGGGGCGTTGACCTGCTTCTTTCTTTTCTTACGCATTAGTTTCTCCCATTGTGTACGCACTCTGTAACAATACAGTGCCTACGACATAACCCACTTTGGTGTGCATTCCACACATTGTTTTCAAAGGCTTGCTCCATACGGCTATAGTCTGACAGCCACTTCTTCCATAGCCTAGGCTCTTCCGGCTTGGAGTAGTCTTCCTTTATTAACTCCCCGCATACCACAAACAACAACCCACCCTTCACTTTCTCTAGGTCGGGGAACATCTTAAACATGCTCATAGCCATCAGTTCTAACTGACCTTTATCAGCGTACCTAGTATTTTTACTTGTCTTGTAGTCTACCACATAAGCTGTTTTGGTGCGTTTGTTCATAATAACTAAGTCAGCTATGCCACGCCACCAAACATCGTCAGCAAAGAATTCGCAAGGCTCAAGGTTTTCGGTAAGCCCCATCTTCATCTCACATATCTTCTCGCCTTCCATGCCATTCAGTACATCAAGTACATCTTTACAGTAGTTGTATTCAGGGGGTAACGGCTTACCATCCCTAATGTATTCCTCTGCGGCTAGGTGTACGGCAGTGCCATATAGCATGGCTTCTGTCTCAGATTCCCTGTAATCCTTGGCAATCTTTAGATGGTAGAACTTCTTAGGACACTGTTCAAAAGATTTAATCTTTGAGAACGACCACGGGGCAATGCTCATCGTAACCTCCGCGAATAAGATCGGCGGCGATCAAGTTTAACTATACTGTCGCAATGCCTAGACCAAAATATATCATCAGTCACTACAAAGCCTTTCGGTGCCTCCTCTAATTTAAACTGTAAGTTAGGAAATTTTTCATCTGCGAAATATTCCATAACCCCTTCAGCCATTTCTTTGTTAGTGTACATACCATCCACGTAATGCGTACCTAAAAATAAGATTATATATCTACTCATTAATGTTTCTCCGCATACATACTACATACTAGGTTAAGTTCATCCGCTAACGCACCGACTTGCGTTAGGTTTAGTTGTATCCGATCAACGTGCCTAGTCATACCTATTGTTTCACACTGCTCTATACATACTACTGGGTCGCCATCTATGGTTTCCCCCACAATGATACTCAGGTAATCCCCATGAGTTTCCGGTACGCCTGATGTAGGCTTAGGCCAATCAATCACTTTACCCATTGATGTACATCCCTAATCCGTACGTTACAGACCAACCTAGTAGGCCAATTAATACTACCAACTCTACCCTACGTATGACTACGGGGCGGAATAACCAATCCTTAACACCTCTTGGTGTGCGGGTACCGGCATCTTTTATAGCCTTGTCCGCAAACTTATGCGCTTCTTTCATAGCTTTTTCTATATCACTCATCCTGCCGCCTCCCCATAAGACTTACCTGTATCTGACTCACACGTTATAGGCAAGCCCTCTGCCCATGTAGAAGTAGTGCTCATGCAATCTTCTATGTACTGTTTGGCCTGACTAAGTTCGGTCTCTGGTACACAACATACCACGGAATCGTGAACCGTCAAAGCTACCTTGTATTTCTTAGCTATTGCTAACATCTGATCACCAATGATACATCTAGCTATCGCTTGGCATATGTTCTCTGCTACCTTACCACCATATATTCTGGTGTATCCACGGCGCGTTCTGTACTTAAACTCTGGGCCACGTTCACCCTGCTCATACTGTAAGTCGTCATAGCGCATCTTCAAGCCAGAGGGTAGTAATACCCAACCGTTACGCCCGTCTACCCCATACTTGATTATATCGTTGGGGCCAAAGCTACCTGAGTTACCACGCGACATCTCTATTAACATGTTCTGACATGCACGCCAGAAGTGGTTTATCTTCCAGTTGGCATCGCGGTAGATACTTACTACCCTACGTGCCTCCTCAACATCCATGTGAGTTCCGAACGATTGTAATTGATCTGCAAACCGAACTGCGCCCATACCATAACCGCAACCTAGGATTGTAGTCTTACCAACAAAGCGTTGCTCCTTGGTAACATCTTCTTCAGGTATGCCATATATCTTCGACGACATCTTTATGTAAACGTCTTCACCGTTCAGGAAAGCTAATACTAAATCATCCTGTCCCGCCAACCATGCTAGTACTCGGGCTTCAATCTGCGACGAGTCACAGTCAATAATCATGTAGCCTTCGGGGGCAAGCATACTGTTCTTTAACTTCTTACCATTAACACCACGGCTAGGTAGGTTTTGGATGTTGATCTTGTCATCGCCTCCCCACCTACCAGTGTGCGCCGCGTAGTATCTTACGGGTACCGGGAGCAGCCCACGTTTAGCTATACCTATAAACCTCTCAGTACGTGATTCCTCTAATGTGCTTTTGGTGCCTAATCGAGAGGTCACCAGTGCCTGTACACGCGAGTCATGGTGGCTAGCTAACGCCTTAAACTGTTCGTCGTTCTTGGCGAACGCGTAGGTCTGCTTACCCGTAGTAGGGCTAGTCTTCATAGGGGGTATAACACCTAGTCCTACAAGTAACTCAGCAAACTTAGGGTTGCTCATAAGTTCTTTCTTAGTTGCACCAGAGGACGTTATCAAGTCTTCTTTAATCTGCTTGGTATCTTCTAGGTGGTGCTCTAGTAGTCCCAAGTCCAACTCCAGTATAGGCTCCACAAACATACGCAAGGTGCAGTCTATGATGCGTAGCTCCCCCTTCGGGAACCCCTTACCCATGATGTTAAACAATCTATATGTTAACTCAACATCATTGATGCAGTAGTCCCCGTACCGACTTAGTTCTTCTTCGGTGAAATCTCCACGGCGCTTCCCGATAGCGTCGAGTACTTCCGTTCCCTTCGCTCCAATATTGTACCTTTGAGCAAGCGCAGAGAGAGAGCCGCCAACTTCGATCCCATGTAGAGCACGGGCAATGCACAGAGTATCGGCAAGGAGGCGAGGATGAACATCAAACAGCCAACTAAGAATGGCACCATCAAACAAAGTGTTGTGGCAAAGGAGAATAGAATTTTCCCAGTCGAAAGTTTGTAAGTATTGTCTAAGTTCTTCATGTGTTCCACTAGCCCACTCCGTTCCATCATTATTTACTTTTAACCCTATACCTATCACCTCAAAACGAGGGTCACGGATATAGGATTCCATTGTCATCTTACGTAAGGAAAAGTCTTTGTCATAATACGTTTCCAGATCAACCGTTATCAGGTTCATTTGTGGACACCCTTACCGTATCCTAATTCCTTCCCATCTTTCGCGTATAGTTCTGCACCTGTATCCAATATCCATCCACTACCTGTAATTCCATACCGTATGCGAAATACTCGTCCGTATTGAGACAGTCCTATAACCTCCCCGTCACTTGGATCAATAACAATCTGTATTATCCGTTCGTCAATCTTCACTTTCAACTCCTTCTATTAACTTGTTTAGGTACCACTGCGCTTTCTTTAAGTCCTCTAACGGCTTGTCCTTACGCTCGTACCTCCAAAGGTATTTCAGACAAGCACCTTTGCAGTACCCCTTGAATGCTTCGGGTGTCATAGACTCTTGTATGCCCTCAATGCATTCGACCTTGCCGTAGGTATAGTGGCTTGGGCTGTTTACCATGTCTTCTTCCACACCATTTGCCCACGCCTCTAACCCTGTCTTTTCTATAGCAGGTAGTTCTTCCTGTAACCGTTCCCAATCTTCTTTACTAGCCATACTATCCTCCGAGGATTAGTTCAATGTCATTCATGCTATCTTCATTAATTACGCACGCGATTCCGTACGCCTCGCTTATCTCTCTGAGATTCTTTTCCTGTAAAGCTGTTGGCATGTTCTTACCTGCCTTACACTCTATCCCAAAGAACTTACCGTTGTAGCATCCTACTATGTCAGGTACTCCGCTCTTACCGTATCCCCCAGTAGCAGGGAAAAAGTAGTAGCACCCTAACGCCTTTAACTGCTCAACTATCTTCTTCTTTACCTTCCCTTCCGGTGTCATCGCCATCTGCTTTGCCTCCATTTGATACCAGTTCATCGTGCCGCCTTGCCGCCCATGCACGGTCTTTGTCTCCTACTATCAGTGAGGCACCATAGGTCATTACACAGAAACCTACTATCAACACCACACCAAACAAACATGACAATATTTGACCTATCATAAACACCTCATTTCTCTACCCAAAAAGTATGTTCGTCAATACGCACACCGACACCTTCTACGTGTGTAGTTGGTGGGGTCGGGTCACATATCATAAGTACCGATAGCTTTTCTTCAAGCCATTGCGGTAGTCCTTTATCCAAATCATATATCCCCTCACATTCCGAGTCAACACAATTCATACCCAAACACGTTACCTCGATACTATTCTCATGGCCTAGTGATGATACGCGGTAAGTGTTGGGCATACTAAGTGGATCGTCCCATATCGTGTTACTGCGTGACATAGAAGACGGCCTCACTATGACGATACCCGACTTGTGGTATGAATGCGTCCTCCTCACATATCGACAGGGTAGACAGTTTACCTAACACCCCCTCTGGTAAGGTGTCCTCGTAGTAAGTAGCCCACTTTAGAGTAGCGTTTCTGGCAAGCCCACGAATATCTTCTATAGGACATACATCGAATGCTTGGTTACCTAATTTCTCATACACCCGCACGACACTTAAAGGTAGGTTACGATCTTCTTCTGCCTGATCCTTTACAGCCTTACCCGCACGTAGGGCAGTTAGGTTGTTAGCTAGGGACTTGTCCATGAACTCATACCCAGAATCCAACAGTAAGTACATCTCCTTTAGTATGGGGGCACATGCTTCCTCCATATTCTTATCCCAACTAGAACCAAACATATTACGCCATATATTTGAGTGCGCCTCAGATGAGGAACTCCGGTACCTATGCGCGGCGTCCTTGTACTTGTCAATACTAACAAGAGCCACCTCTTCATGGGAGAACCTGCGCAGGTACTTCTTTGCATTCTTTAGCCCGACATGAGCTAGGGTACTAACTTTCGTACGAAACCCCTCAGAGTAGTTGTCGTACTTGTTGTTCTGTATGTCCCTACTGTGTACGACATACGATAACTTCTCTTTGGCATGGTCGAAGTCTACATCTATCCACCCCATAACGTACTCATCGTCAGACATGTAAACGTGATACACCGAATGATTAATATCGCTACTACTAGCGCGTACCTCACACCCCCTGAACGCTTTCTTTACCTCTTGTGCAAACCACCGCATCTCTTTGCGGTTAGTCGCATTGCCTATCAGGTTAGGCTCGGGGGAGGTAACAACCTCTAACACCTCTGCAACAGTGTGTATTTGACATTTGCCGTGTATGTCATACATATAAGTAGCCATGCTATTTCACCTCTCTGTATTCTTCAAATGAGTCAGTGAACTCACCCATATAGTTAGCCCACGCGTTGAACTTGGTGCGGAACTTCTTAGGGTCACTTGTTAAGCTGACGTTAGTAGTTGGGTTTGTGTGTCCCCAGTACCTGTTACCCATACTTTGTGCTAGGTCACATAGGAACGCGTGGAGCATATCAGTACGAGCCTCGTGATGCTCTTCTACTAACATGTCTCTGAACGTGTCACCCTTGACTGTATTAACACCCCATCTAGCCTCGCGGTTGGAATCCCAATTCATAGTGCCTTCTATCATTGGGGTCATAGTCCATGCCCAGTGTAGGTACTCTTCGATAGCTTTCTTGAATGGTGCCTTACGCTCTTTGTTAACACGTACTCGTGTGACAGGTAACAGGTGCGGTTCGCTGGTAAGCGTCCATGACTCTTGTGGTGTATGTCTGTCGGTAAACACTATGGTCTTGTCTTTGTCCTTGGGTAGGTAGTAGCGGTTGCCCTCATAACGTATGTACTGCTTGCCTCCGTCCACTATGAAGCCCATGTTCCTCGGCATACACCGATCAAGGAATGAGTACCTACTGCAATGTGCGTGGTCACCATCTCCATTACGAAACTCTACTGTGTCAGTGTTATCGGCATTGCGAGTCCAGACCACTGCGGCACTGCTTGGGTCACTGCCAGTAGCACCGTAGTCTACTAACATGTAACAGGTTGGTGATTCCTTGACGATACATTCCCACTTACGTCTGCGATCCCCGAGAGGAACTATGTTGGTGCCCCTGATAGGTTTGGTGGTGTTATACAAATGCTCCACATGTGTGAAACTGTCTAGCCCATAATTAAACATAGCCATAATATTTCTCCGAGTTGTTGTGTCTACATATGTAGACAGTTAGTTTGTCTTACCCCTGTTGTATGCGTTGCCACGCACGTTGCACTGTCCCCACGTCATTGCGGTCATAGTCACTGTCCACTGGCGTATCCCTAACGTGATCGTAATAGAACTCCAGTGCCTCCTCTACAGTATCTATAGCCTCTGACCAATCCATCTTGTGTTCCTCTTGCGTTGCGAACTCCGATGGGTCTAGGTCAGGGGATTCAAACTTTCCGTTCTTTTTCCCAGTCCCTGCAAACGATTTATTACTCATTTCACTATCCTCTTATTTAGCCACTCACCTGAGAACTTCTCATCAGGTGTGGTG